ATGATGCAGCTGATCTTTGTGCTGCAGTATAAGATATGTCATTTGTTTTTTGTTGAACTTTTGTTTCCTTGTACATTTGAAATTGACGTACTGGAAATCCTACTAAATCACCTAACTCTTCTATTTGTGCAAGGTTCAGTTTAACAAATTTTAATTTGTTTTCTTCAGCTAGCTCAACTATAGTTGAAGTTTTTCCAATTCCCGATTCTCCTACTACTTCTATTGATACAGGACTTTTCCCATTAGCTTGTAGAAACCTGTTGTTTGTAATTATATGATTTACAAAACCTTTTAACTCTGTTACATTTAAATTTACTTGTGCCATTTTTTTATTTATTTTTTTATAATTCTGCTGTGAATGAACAATTACCTTGTTCTTTTATACACTCTTGTATTTTTTTGCCAATTCTATAATCAAAGAACTCTAATAATTGTTCTTCGTTTAGGGGCTTTTTATCTCCTTTTTTTAAGTACTCTTCAAATGTAATTTGTACATCATCATTTGACCCATATAGATCATAATAGACTTTCAAATATTCACCATGTTCACCCATTTCATCTTCTATGAGTTTAAGCTCTGTTTCCAGGTCATCCAAATTAGTTTCATCATAATAATACTCTAAGTAACCTGGTGTATGACCTTCAACACCAAATCTATCTGCTGCGGTACTTGATTGAGAACCAAAGACAAACTTACCTTCAATATCTCCTGAATAATATCTTCCCATATTAATTTAATTTTATTACTTGTCCTGGTAACTTATTATTTATATCAGATATACTACTAAGTACCCACAGAGCATTTTTAGGGCAGTTCTCTGGAGGATAAGCTTCTCCATCTGTTAAATATATAAGTGCCGTGTATGACCCTTTATTTTCATTATAGTGGTCTATTACAGGTTGGAATGAAGTCCCACCTCTACCATGTATTTCCCAATCCTTTTTTGGGTTGAATTCTTTTACACTGCCTAAATGTGTATCACATTGTGCCACTGTAATTTTATGACCTGTTTTGTACATATGAGCTAACTCACTAAAAAATTCTTTTAACTCTTCTGTATTTACAGATCCACTTGTGTCAACACCAACAAGAATATGATTTTTGAATTTAATCTTAAGACCAGGACTACCCGCATAACGTTTGTTATACTTACGTCTTAATTTCTTAGTATATACTATACTAGAATTACCAACAAACCTTCTCAAATAACCTTTCCAATCAAATTTAGCTGGTTCAATATGCATAAGCCTATGAATGAGTTCTGCTAATTCACCTGGTATAGTACCTTGTTTTTTGACTGTTTGTTCTGTAGCTTCTTTAAGTTGATGATCAACTTGTTTTTGTACCAACTTTTTATCAGCTTCAGATAAATCATCAAACTCCTCCCATGTAGAATGGCAATACTGTGATTCTCCATCCATTTGATCCATTAAATTATCTAATGAAGGACAAGTACCATCCTGTTGAGCTTGTTCCAAAAGATTATAATAAACTTTTGTTCCTGCTTTAATAGGAAGATTTAATTCTGGAAAGCTTGAAAGCAATAAGCCTCCTTGAGGAAGTTTATGTTCTGATATATATTGATTGATTTCTAAATCTGCTGCTATATTAAATAGCTTATGATCTGGATAGAGATCTCTCATTACTAAATGCCCAAATGCTATGTGCAAAAGTTCATGCTTTATCAGTCCAACTCTATGATCTTCACTTAAATTTGTGTAGAACTCAGGATTAACTGTTAACTGCATGCCAATTCCATGTTTACTAACACCTGCTGTAGGTAGTTTATTACTGAATTGTTTATTTATACCAATTAAAAAGAGCCCGTAAAAAGGCTCATCTAGTATTAATGTTTTAGTTGTTCTTGCAACTAAGTCTTGTATGTTGTTCATATTAAGGTAACATAATTTTTAATAATATTTTTTTATAAATAACATTATCACCGTTTTGTTTAATTATTTGATTTACATTTTTTCCGGTTAGTTCAATAGGTGTGTAAACTAATTTTAATTCTTTTACAAACCGATGTCTTTTATCATACTTAAGTGCTTTAGTAAATAAAAGATTAAGTATTATAGTGTCTAATGAATTAAAACTTTTATAACAATTAATGCCTAATGCAAAATCATCATCTAATCCATTTAATAATTTGACAATCTGAAAAAATTCATTATGAGTCATCATCTTTTACTTCACTTAAAATTTCTATCCATACACCTGGATTTTTTTTATCATAAGTATATTGATAAAACACCGGTAATATATATTCTGCATTATCATCTTCAAGCCAACCATATGTAACCATATCATCTTGCACTGTTTGTGCAGGATTTATATAATCAAATTTATGATGAGTTCCTCTGACAAATGTAAATTGAATTTTAACCGGTGTTTTATATTTACTTAATTCTGATTTAAAATCATTAGCAAATTTGATATAATAGTCTTTAGCTAGCTTCCTATAATTTACTACAGTCTTACTTGCTATAAAATACTTTCCGGTCCATCTTCGGCCATTTTTACTACTAGGTACTGATCCGGGTATAAACCATTTTTTATTTTCCATATCACGGTTGTATAATTTCTACTTCAGCCCATGCAACTAAATGTACTACTTCACCATTATCTCTAGTGCAGTAACTATACATTCCATCAATGGATCTAAAGTTTAATTCTTCTCCTTGTTCAATTCCAGGAGCTCCCGGTGGTACTTTATCATTAACTACCACTCTTATTCTACTATTTCTAGGTACATTGTATAATTCCATTTTTATTTATTTATTGTTTCTTTTAATAAAGGTTTTAATTCTGCATGAACTTTATCAAATCCATGTTTTTCCATTGCATCTGATATGTCTTTGCATATAGTTAAAGCAAATCCATTAATATTATATGTATTAGCATACTTTTCAATTGCAGTTCTACCTGCTTCATCATTATCAAATAAAGTAATTACTTTTTTATACTTCTTTTTTAAATATTCAATAATGTGTGGTTTAATCATAGTATTTTCACTTTCTGGTGCTAATACTTCAATATTATAACCAATTGATTTAAGGCATAAAGCATCTTTAAGTGATGAACAAATCACCAGGTAAGGTTTATCATACTTTAATTGATCAAGACCTTGGATATATGATTTAACTTTGTGAAATTTATATGTGCTTTTTGGCTGATATATTTTAAACACTTCACCATGTTTATCAAAGTAACCGTATATATAAGATTCCTCTATTTTATTTACTTCAATTTTACCTGACTCTTCTTTAACTAAATTAAAATATTCAATTGGTTTCACATTATATTCATTTAATAAAGACATTCCTATTCTATATGATAACCAATAAGCAGAATCTTCTTCATTCCACAGTCTATGCTTAATAAAATCTATTTCCCATTTAGCAACGGGTTTAAAGTTAATTTCTTTAAAATCTTCAGTTTTTACATACTGATTATAATCATTAATCATCATTCTTAAAGCAGCAGAATAATTAAGATTAAACATTAGTTTTATTAAATCTATTTTACTACCATTTTTTCCTGTAGAAAAACATTTAAATTTATATTGTTGTAAATTTGGATCTACATAAACACATAAACTAGGTGTTTTTTCATTTGGATTAAACACAGAAAGTATTTTAACATCTTGACCAGTTAAGCGTTCAGATAAGTTTAAGTAATATTGAAACACCCAATAACTAGGTATATCATCTATTTCTAATATTAAATTTTTAGTGTTAAACATAAAGTTTATTATTATAAAATAAAAAGGGGAGCACTAAACTCCCCTTTCTAATTCTATTCCTGTTAACTGTTATAAATCAAAATCATCACCTGACGTTTTTGCAGGCTCAAATTGATTTGTTGTTGGTGATGCTGTTTTAACAACTCTTCTTAAATGATTTGGATTATTTGAATCAAAAACTAAAAGTTTACTTGGTTCAGTATTTAATGCTTCAATAGGTAAACCATCTTTGCTTAACTTAGGTAAATATAAATCATTGTTTACATAACCTTCTTTGTTTTCCCACTCACGTGATCCTAAACACATGTTTACAAATGGAGAATTAGAAAACAATGCATTACATGCTACCATAAACTCTTCAATAGTGTTTGTTTTAATTTGATCTAGAGATGCTCTTTTACCCAATGCTTCAGATAAAAATATCATAGATTTCATAACTTCAGTGTCACGACTAATTTCATTACCGTTAGCTAAAGTTGTATCCTTATAAGCATAAGGACTAAATCTAACTCTACCTACTTGACCAGCATGACGTGGTCCATTAGGATTATTTGGATCTACTAAAAAGCCTTGAAATTCTCCTGATATAGGTTCTGTTTCAACATGCAATGTTACATTGTATGCTTCACTATCATAAGGTGTTTGATCAAATGTTACTGAATTAATTTTAACAACATGATTTCCTGGTTCAATTACTGGTTTTTCTTTGCCTGATCCGGCTGACATTCCACTTGTACTTAACATAATTTTGATTTTTTAATTAATTTATTTTTACTCTTCATATTTAGTTATACAGTCTTTTACATACTGCAGGTTGTTTGGAATGAAGAAATTTTCAAACATACCTTGTGGTGATTTACATGTGTTCTCTCCTGAGTTTTGAGTTTCAAAACCGTATTCAAGTGCACCATCATCGTTTTTATTTATTTTACCAAAAAGAACTATAGAGAAAAGACCTTCCAAAGTTAAACTATTATCAATCATTTTACCAATAGTTTTTGCTTTTATTCTTCTATTCCCATTAATATCAGTTGCGTCTTCTGAGTGAGTTAAAAAGAATACTGTTAAATCTTCTCTCAAATCTTTAGGCATTTTGGCTACTTGAGCTAAGTTTGCTGCAATTTGAGTAAATTTCTCATAACCTTTTTCATTAGCTCTATCAAAATATTCAAAAGAACTCATATACTGCCAATCATCTACAACTAAAGTTTTAACATGAAGTAGTTTATCATTAACATGTAAGATAGCCTTAATTATACCTGCCGCTGAAGAAGATAATGCTAAATTACCTTTAGGATTATCTTTACTAATTAAGCTATAACCTTTCTTCCATCCTTTAAAAGGCAAAGGTTTATTTGCAATGTTTATAATAAATGTTTCACTTGGATCTAGATGTCTAATTGAAGTAGATTTTCCTGTTCCTGAGTCTGCTATGATTAATATTGATTGTGCCATATTATTTATTATATTTTCCGTTTATTAATGTTTTTAACGTTTGATTAATTTCTTCCAATTTTGCTATTAACTGTTTTACCATTAATGAAGAATCATCAGAAATATTTTTAGATACATCTGGATCAGGTAAATTAGCAAAATCATCTACTAATCTACCTCTGTTAGTTACATCATTTATTACTTTTAATTCAGTTACAGGTACCCAATATACTTCATAACCACCGTTAGTTAAACCATTTTCATAATCACCTTCCCATTTAGGATTATATTTCAAAAAGTATAATGTTCTTTTTGGATCTTCTGCAACAAGATCTATAGTTGTAAATTCAGTATAAATATCTTGATTTTTTGCTAATTCACTGGTAAAAAATTGAAGATGTAATTCATCTTTACCACTTGGTCTATATGCGCTTTTTGGAATAAACAATGCATTAATATTTCCAATTGTTTGAAAATAATCTTCATGTTCTTCTCTTAATTGACTTATCAACTTTTTACGTTGATCTACTGTTAAATTTGCCATTTTATTTAATTTTTATTTTTTTTTTGTTTTAAAGGTTTAATAATGTGCCTTATGTTGCACTATTAGTATAACTATTGTCCGTTTTATAAACTATTACACCGCAAAGTGCCAATTAACGCACCATTACTCGGACATTATCCGTATTACTGCTCATTTTGTTACCAACTGAGTGGGGAGAAGTGCTTCCATCATCCATTATATCCACACTGCTCCAATAACCAACTCATTTGTATTTTGTATTAATAATTATCTTCTTTCTTGTTGTCCCGGTGTTGCCATTTCATCTATTTGCATCTTTTCAAATTTTGCTTTAAAGAAACTCATTCTTGAATCACCATTCCTTGCTTTAAGAAAATGTAAAACAAGAGTTCTATCATCTTCAATTATATATCTGTCAGGACCATAAAATCTAATCTTTTGTTTAGCTGGCCTGTTAATACCAATAAGCATATCTGCATGTTGTAGCATAGCATCTGAACCAAATATATCTGACTCAAGTATATAATTACCATACTTACCATCTATAGCTCTTTCTGGGCTATCAATATTTCTATTGAGTTGTGATAATACAATAAATAAACACGGATAATCTCTTTTACACTGTGTAAAGAACTCACCTAATTCAAATAACATATCTAATGTATTATTCTGATAAGGCGCTCTTTTTACCAACATAGTATGATCTAAAGTTATTGCTGTCTTTACACCTTTATGTATATTCATATACATGTCAATTTGATCACGCATTTGATTTACAGTCATTGGTGTTGAAATAATATCAACTGGATGTTTAACCCGTTCTTTAGCATACAAATGACAACTATTAAGTGTATCAGAAGTTAATATGCTACCAGCACTACATAACTCTTTGTATGTCTTACCAGTTACAGAACTAAATTCTCTAATTGCTGAGGTTCTACCAACCATTTCAAATTGAAATTCTAAAACTCTAAATTCATCATTTGGATTAAGTGCAAAAGATTCTCTTACTATTTGATCTTTAATTAATGTTTTACCTGAACCAGGTCTACCACCAATTACAGTTAATGTATTCCATTCTAAACCATCAGTAGCAGCATCATTAAATTTAGGCCAAGGAGTATATATAGACTTTTCAGTCCCGTTTTGTCTGCCGCGCATATATTTCAATGCTTCATTAAAAGCAGCATATTGACCTACCCATGCTTCTGTTGGTTTACTCATTTTCTATTATATTTATTACATCATTTATATTATCAATTGTATCCATACAACTGTGTTCATCTGGTATCCAAGTACCTTCTCTAAGCATCTGCATGTCTTCCAAAACTAAATTAAGTTTTTCCAATATCTTTTCTTTTATTTCTTGTGTCATACTACTTTTTCTTTAAATGTTTGTTGTTCTGTATCAATACCATCTCTAATCATATCACAGTAGTCTGCTAAAGTTGAAGACTTAACTTTATGCTTATCTTGCTTACATATAAAGTATTGACTGGTTTGCATATACATATACTCTGCATCCCTGTACTCATTTACATACATTTTAGTAGCTTCAATAACCTGATCCCAAGTATAATCATATGTTTCAAAGAACCATCTAAATGATTCTGATAACATTTTTGCATTTACCCTTGCTGGTTTTCCACTTGGTAACCTTTGATTGGGAAATATCTCCCTATAAATAATTATTTTATCATTAAAGTCTTTACCCATCAATTGAATGTTGGTTTTCTTTTTAGCTTTAATAAAATAATTATCTAAATGTACTATAAAAGATTTTGCGTCTGAAGTTAATTCATATGTGCCGTCTTTGAGTATAATATATTTTAAGTCAACCAATGCATCTTTATCTGATTGAAATATTTTAGGAATTCCTATTTTTAATTTCATCCCAAATAATACTGCTGCTTGATTAGGTGTCAGTTTGTTTTTAAATATTATTTGAAATATTTCCCACATTGGTTTTTAAGGTTTTTAGAATTAACGAATATGTTTTACAATATATTTTATCTTTTATATATAACAGATCTTCCACGTTGTTTTTTGAGTAAATTACAGTTGAATGATCTCTATCTATAAATTTGCCAATAGTTCTATATGTATAATTTCCAGTACAAGAAAGATTACAATAAATTTTTCTAAACATAACATATTCTTTTCCACGATATTTTGAAGATAAGTCTATATAGTTTATAAGTTCGGGGTATAATTTATACATTACATCTAAACAAGCTTTTTGAACTTCAAATAATGTTAAATTATTATCACAGTTTAGTGTATTTTTTTGATTATCAATCATTTATGTTAGTTGTTTAATTTACAAATTTATAACAAATTACCAAATTATCAAAGCTTTATTTTGAACTTTTAACTCTTTATTGGCTTTATTAAAAACATCATTGGAATCCCAAATACCACCTCTATATGCAGCAGATGCTGGATGACTACATTTTAAAAGTTTATGATTTGATAACAATAACTGCCATGCTTCAGCTTTTTTACCCATAAGAATAAATACAATGTCTTTGTTTTTTTTATTAAGAGTATAAAACAAATATTCTGTAAACGGTTTCCAATGCCAAAAATGTGAACCAATTTTATTAATTTCAACTGTCAAAGCAGTATTGATAAGTAATACACCTTGGTTGGCCCAACGTCTTAAGTCACATTCTTCTGGAGTATATATAACTCTACCTGTATCAGTAAAATCACCTATGGTTTGTTTAAGTATATATTGTAAAGACTTTTCAGCTTTACCTTTTTTTGAGCAACTAAATGCTAAACCATCTGCTGATCCTATCTGAGGATAAGGATCTTGACCTACTATAACAACCTTTAAGTCATTGTAGTTACATTCCTTAAATGCATTAAATACATCTTTAAAAGGTGGTGTAAATCTTTGATCATTATTTACTAGTGATACTAAAGAATTAAATACATCTTCAAATGCTTTACTATCAATAAATGGATTAAGTATATCATTCCATCCTGATTTTTCTATATCAGTTTTTATTTGTGTTTTAAAATTATTTATGTCTGGGCTCATTGTATTTATTTTAATTATGTATATTTGCTTACTAATACTTTATAATATGAGTGAAGAAAAAAAACTAAGAACTGTTGTCACCTATGATCACAGTAAAACTATAACTGGTATAGAGGTTAATACAGCATATATTGAAGCATTTCAAAGAATTCTATCTGAAATGATTTTGGATGCTGAAGATCCATCTACACTTCCTGCTACTTTTAAAAAGTTTGGTGATCTCATTGGTCTTAATGAAAATGAAACTCCAAATGAAGAGTTACAATTTACTATATATGAATCTAATTTATATACTTTATTTTCATTACTCCAATTGATGAGGTATAAAGCTAAAGAACAAGGATTAGAAATTCATACTGAAACAGAAGCTACTATAGAAGATATAAAAGCATTATCTGATTTAGTAGTTAAAGGTGCTGATGTATCTGAGAAACTCAAAGAGATAAACGGTAAACTTAAGGTAGTAAAATAACTATCTTAGGTTCATATTACTGAAATCTCCTATTTCAATACATGCTTGTATAGCAAGATTTAACTCATCTTTATCACAATCTGCAAAAGATTTACAATACTCTTGTTTATCTTTTACAAAACATAATCCTGATTTTCTTTTCACTGTTAGTTTACATTCTTCAAATGTATAGCCAAGTTCTTGGGCTATTTCTCTAATCATAGCATGTAAGCGGGCTAATTGAGGATTACTTCCTTTTTCACCACTTACACCTACAAATATTTCTAACTTAGAATCATCTGGTAATTGATTTAAAAAGTTTTTAAATCTGGTACCCACCGCTTTTATAGGAAAATGTAACTCACCATCTTTAACTGATGCTTTTATAAATAAATTATCTTTCATGTTCCATAAATTAAAGCCATTGCAATAATTAAAACTATTGTAGCAACAACAGTAAGCATAGCAAGCTTTTCTGAATCACTTATTCTATCAGGTGACTTACCTTGACTACTTCTATATTGTCTTTTTTTTTCCATTATTTAATCTATATTCATACCCTCATTAGTTATAAACTCTCTTAGCTGCTCTCTGCATAATTCAAAGGCTTTATAAGTATCTTCACTTATATCATCAGGTGCATATTTTGTTTGACTTCTTAACCATTGATCCATGTCCCAAAGCACAGAGTGCATTGCTGAACCTTGAGTTGCCATAGCATACTCATGTTGATCATCCGGTAAATTAAATTTTAATATTGCTTTCATATATATATAAATAAAAAAGAATCTTCTTGTTCATCTCCAGGATCTGATATTATAATTTGTGTTTCTTTCATTATTTAAATCTTAAAGCATTGTTTACTTCAATAAATTCTTGAGCACATACATCACATACAAACTCAGTTTCATTTCTATGCAAACTGTGATTAAAGCAATTTGGACATGGTGTTTCATTTATAGGTATAAATTCTTCACAGGTTATTCTTGCTAAATCTTGTAAGTATGCATCGTGGTCTCCTTTGTATTCATGTTCAATCATTTCCATAAATACTTCTTTCATTTTTCCCATAATATTATTATTTGTAAGATTGTTTTCTTGTACTTTTCCAATCAATTGGCTTATAATCCATAGTTAACTTTACAGTATCACCAATTTCATATTTTTGTTTGGTATACATAGTGAGGGTATAATTTTCATTAGATGTGTCTTCTACAAGGTAAGAGTAACCATTACTACCCGTCAACACTTCACAACATAGTATTATTAGTATTTTAATCATTGTATGTTTCGTTATAATATTGTTCCGAAGTCATCATTGATATGTGACTTGTTTCATAAGCATCAATAATTTGCTGCTTGTCCATTTCTTTGGCTCGTTCAACTAAATCATCTACTGTAGTCCAAGATATTGTTAATTCGTGCTTGTTTCCAAAACATTCTAATTGGTCTATTAACCACTCTACTGCTGTTTGTTTTTTATTGTTGCTCATTTTTTTTACTTAAATAACTCTTTTAACTTTTCTTCTTTAATTAACTTTTTTAAAGCATTTACATAATCTGGACTTTCAGCATAACTGGCTCCCAAAGCATTAAAATATTCTTCTTCTGAATTTATTTTGCTTAAGTATCTACTTTGATAAAAGGCATAGTCATATACACTTTCTTGCCAATTCTTGTAATAAGCATGATTCAATTGTGTCCCTAAAGCTGTATGAATTCTTCTGTTTGCTTCTCTCATACCAAATAGATTATTATTCTCTTTAAAAATATTGCTGGTCCAGTGACCTGTTTCTATTATTGATTGTGCTAAAACAATATGAGGATATTTAATATTTAGAGTTTTAATTTTATTTATTAAAGCATCTTTACTAAAAGGTTCTTTATTTTCTTTAATAATATGTATACCACCTTCTAATTCAATAACTTTTTGAACAGTTACATACTCACCAACTTTAAAACTGATAAAGAATAAGATAACAGCAAAAAAAAATATGTATAAAACCAACTTGTTTCTAAAAGGTATAAACTGTAATGTATCTTTTTTATATTTGTATATCATATATCTTTTTTTTAATATATACTACATTTGACTTGCTAACCAACATTGCCTGCTGCAATAATCTTGGTAATCTGTCATTTTTCCACATTCTCTGCATTCATGTTCTGGTTCATTTGCAGGATCTCCTTGTGATAAATAATCATCATGATTCATTTGTTAACTTTTTTTAAAGGATTATAATATCTAATTTTACTTGAGTCAAATGTTTCAAGGGCTTTTTTTACCCATACTTCATCTTGTGTACCTTTATAGCACAGTATGTGACACACTGCTGTTTCTGAAGGGTTTAATCTTAATAATCTACCAATTCTCTGAGCTGTCTTTCTTTCATTACCATACGCATGCATAACAATACCCGCTTTGAGGTTTGGTATTGTAACACCTTCTGATAGCTGTAAAACACAAGATAACTTGTCTATTCTACCATCTGAAAACAACTCTAAATTATACTGACTATTAGGATTACCAGAATGATAACTGTATTTACAAAGTTTATCTGCTTGTTCTTTTGTATTAGCAAATATAATACATTTAGAATTTAAACTAACAGACAAAGATTTTACATACTCTTCTTTGGTTCCATAATTCATTATAGCTTTCATTCTCATAATTGCACTAAACTGTTTTTGTTTAGGAGTATTTGCATCTTGACAACATCTAGTTGCATAATCATAATCTAAAAACTCAGATGTCCACCAAGATTTACCATTTTTACTACTTTTTTTTACTGTTTGTACTTTAGAAAGCTCTAATTCATGTACAATTATATTATAATTATTTAAAATATTAGAGTCAGTTGCTTGATCTACAGTAAAAGTATATTTAATAGGACAATATATATTGACTAGTCTTCCTTTTTCAGAATATATAGTTTCGGGTGGTGTCCCGGTTAATCCTAATATTTTACCTTTAAATACAGATAAAAACGGTTCATGTGATTCTAATAAACTATGACACTCATCTAAATAAACTATATCGTAATCATATGGGCTATGTTTGTTTAAAGATAGGTATGTAGTAAAAGTTATATGTTCTAGCATACCTTCTAACTTCATCTTACCTAATTCATCGATCCAAGATTGAGTTATTGAATGTTTTGGTATTACAACCAATGCTTTTATATAAGGATCATAATGTTGTTTTAGGTGTTGTATAGCAATACGTGTTTTACCAACACCCATACTAATAGCCAAACCAACTCTTGTATATTTTAAACTTATTGCTAATGCTTCTTTTTGTATTTCTTCTCTTTTCATTTAAATGTTTTTTTTGTGTGCTCCCTATAGGATTTGAACCTATGACCTAATCATTATGAGTGATTTGCTCTAACCATCTGAGCTAAGAGAGCTCATATACCTTAACGGATATAAAAGTAGCCGAAATGGGACTTGAACCCACACAAGCATCTCTGCTCAAGGGATTTTAAGTCCCTCATGTCTACCAATTTCATCATTCGGCCAAAGTGATCCCAGAAGGATTTGAACCTTCAACCTACACCTTAGAAGGGTGTTGCTCTATCCAGTTGAGCTATGGAACCATTTAACAAATGTAATACTTGATAATTTAATAGAATATATTTTTTCTAATATAATCTTGAGCATATTTTGGATCTCCCATTGCTTTTATAGTAGATAAATGTTTATCTAACTTCAATAAAGCTTTAGCATGGTCATATTTGCCATACTCACTAGTAAATACAGATAAAAAATTAAATTTAATCCATCTATCCGCAGTACCTATCTTAATAAAAAAGTCAGAAAATGCTTTACACATTTCTGCTGTTTTAGAATTTGATATTACAAATTCACCTTTTTTAATAAGTCTGGAAGTTCCTGTTGCATTAGTTTGATTCATAGCTATCATAGCTATCATTGAAGGTTCTAAATTATATAAGTTTATATACTTTAAAAGTGTCATATAATCTGTATTTACATATTTCCATGCATTTACATAATTAATTAAATTCCAAGATTTACTTGTGTTATTTAAAGCAGCCATTTTTTCAACTAATTCTTCATCAGTATTAATTTTAACAGCTCTATAAACAATAGGTAATCCTTCTCTTTGACAAGCAGTAAACAAATGTTGTCCATCTATAATGTAACAGCGTGTAATACCATCAATTAAGTTTGTTACAGCAACTATTACATCTCTGATACAACCCATATTTCTAATACTACTTACCATTTTTTCTACATGCATAGCTTGAATTTCTCTATTCATTGGTAATAAATGAAATTTACTGTAATCTTTTGTTGTTTTTTGTTTTATGTGTTTCATTTTTAAGGTTTTTTAAGGTTTTTTATTTATTCTGTTCTTTGAATATCCAAGTTCAACTGCTTCCGTCGGATGTTCTTCTATGTATGTATGACAAGTTCTGCATACTGAAAGCCAAGTGCTAACCACTAAGTGATATCTTCCACGTCCTTTCTTGTGGTGAACATCGGTAGAACTACTAGTACAACAATGCAAAGCTGCTTGGCACATTGGGTTAGACTCAAGAAACTTTTTTCTAAGTTTACTATAAGCTTGATCAATGACTTGCATTTTCTTTGACTTTTGATTTACTGGAGTTTTTTTTAATGGTTTAGCATCTGTACTTTTAGTTTTATACCAGCAACTCTTGCAATACCGATTGCCAGCATCATTTTTCCAAATAAACTGTTCGGTATTGCAATTGTTACATAGTTTTTTTTTCTGTTGAATCATCCTTTAAGACTTTGTTGTCTATCATTAGGAACAAGTGTAAGATAATTTTTAGGTAATAACCCTTTAGACATAAACATAAGTATTACGTCTTCATATTCTACATCTAAATCCTTAAATGATAAAGTATTATTATAATCTTCCAGGTATTCATCAACAGGTACTGAGATTATAAATTCTGCAGTAGGTCCATGAAATGTTTTTTTAAAAAAAGCATTAACTCTTTTATTACATATCATCTGTTTCCAAGCATTGATTTCTCTTTGCCCTCTTCTCCAAACTTTAGAAATTCTTCTTTTTTTATCCCAATGTAAAACTTCAACTTCTTTTGCATCATAAACATTAAGGCCATGTAACACTCTTTTAAATAAAAAGTGCTGATATGTGTTTAATGAACTGTATGTAAAAGTATTAATGATTGAGGTTGGATGTAACTGGTATTCTTCCAGTAATCCATAGTAGTGGTAACGTTGAAGTCTTTGGTTTAATAAAGATTTACTTTCATCTAATTTTATTTGATTTAATTGTTCTTGAGATAGCATACATATGGTTTTTATTTAAATAAGACATTGAATAAGATATAAAAATGAAAAAGGGAACCTTCACCTAAGTGTTGGTTCCCTCCTTACATTCTTCAGAAAGATTTATATATGTTATAGCTCAAAAGTTTCTTCTTCAAGAACTTCTTCTTCTATTTCATTAGTAGTTTCATCTACGGTATCTTCATCACTTGAATCAAATCCAAATGCTTCAGCTGATGTTGCTGGTTTTGCAATTTTGGATTTATCAAGATTAAAAGAGGTTGCATTAGCTTCTTTAATAGCATCACCGTTATTGTGTGCTACTAATACATCCTCAGCAGTTGCATCAGCAACAAAGAATGTTTTCCTATAAATAGGTTGGCCATCAACACAGCATATGATACCTGTATCGCCTGCATATTTAAGATCACGATCTGGATCATTCTGAGTGAATGGATCTAACTGTTCTTTAATTACGATTTTACCATTAAAGCTGTTTAATGACTCTAATCCTAGTGATTGAAGGTCTTCAAGTTTACCGTGTAATAATGTACTAATGTTTGACTTTTTAACCCAGCCGTTGTTACCGAATGTAACTCTGTCTTGTTGTAGTCTTACATACCCGTACTCTGAACTTGTACTTGATTGGCGAATGACATTTCCCATGTCATCAGCAATGATGTTTACTTTACTTTGCATAATTGTTGTTTTTAATAAATTGTTAAAATGATTGGAGTGTCTATATTTTAGACATCATCCCTTTGAAAATCAGGGTCTTCCCTTTTATCTATTTCATCTATTTCATCCAATGCCAGTTCTTTCTCATGAAAATAATCATCATCTTCATCAAGATCAATCTGGTTTGAATCAAAATAGGTGTTATAAAAAGGATTACCCACTTCTTTAGTATAAGCTGCACTTAAACCGTTGAGATCTTTTATCTCTTCATCAGATAATGAAAGATATTGCTCAACTGAGCATTCAATTATACGTCCATTGGGTAGTTGTATTATCATTTTAATTGCTAAGTAAATCTTAACAAACTTATAATAATTCCAGCTAGTAATTTGGTATTTTGAATCCTATTTAGTATATGTGTAGAATTTAGTATGCATATATATAGCTAATAACATTATTTTATTATTAACTTTCTGCCTACCCTTGTAATATGATCTTTGTTTTTCAGTTCTTTTATCAGTCTTTTAATTGTTCTTTGACTTACATTCAAGTCGTCAGCTAGTGTTGATATAGATGGAAAACAAGATCTTTCTTTGTTTGCATAACAAGCTAATGCAGAGTATAGACATTTTGCTTGCATTGATAAATCTGGTGCTGTTATAACATTACGGCTAACAATGCCAAACCTATAGTTTAATGACATAATTAGACATTATCATTAGCAATGCTACATTAGAATCTAACTCATTATCAAGTTCTTCATTTCCAAAATTGTATTTAGAATTCATGTATGCACCAAAAGATTCTATGATTTCTAATTTAATCCAGTCATTATGTTCTTTTCTTAATAGTTCAATACTTAGTTTTGCCATAATTTATAGTTCTATATTAATTAACTCAGGAACTTTTTTGTTTTTGTTAACTTCATAAGGTATATCATCTTTTTCTATTTTAATAATAGAAAAGGTGTCTATCTTAATCTCCTGGGTTTTAATTTGAGCATTTTCTAAATCATAGTACCATACAACAATATCCATTGTGTTATAATATGGATCAAAATCAGTTGACCAAGAACCATCTCCTTTAATAACACCAAAGACATAACCATCTTCAGTACCAAGACCTTTATCTATAAGAACATCCCACTCAAATTCTCTACCTGCATGGTAGTTTGGTGGTTTTATCTTAACGTGATCGTTTATTGCAAATGGCTCAAACTTATTTGCACTTAATATCATTTCTAATAGAGCGCTAACGTTAGAAGCATTTAAACCCTTCTTTAGTATACGCATTATGTTATCTATGTTATTAGGATTCATAAGCTTCTTCTTATCTATTATAGATTCAAGAAGTGTTTCAGTTGTATTGCCTGATATATTATAATTGTTTTCGTTCATATGTTTAATTTTTAAAAACACAGTAGACCAATCGTTTAATTTGATTGGTACTACTATGTTTGGGTTACCACTATAACCAATGTTGTAAAGGATTTCCCTAGCCTTACTATCTAGTGATACTATAGATATAATATTACTGGTGTTGTTAGGGTGTCACTGGTGGCACTTATTTTTTTCTATTTCTAAATTCAATAGCAATAAATGGTAACATAATCATCAATGTAGTAGTATCTGAGTGTGATGAGGTTTTATCAATAAGAACTCCTACACCTATCATTGGTAATATCTGGATATCAAGAATGGGTAATACAGAAGTCTTATCCATATGAGAAAGCCAAAACACTGCATTAAAGACTACAGCTATAAATAATGCTATTACTGCTAAATAGCTTGGATCAGCTGAATTCATAAGATAACTGATACTGGATACTAATACTGCCAATGGCAATATGATAACATAGAATAATTTAATAATTGATTTCATAAGATTTAATTTTTAATTGTAAAGTGAATAATAGTTTAAGTAAGAGTTACGATCTTGATCATGTACTTCGATTAGATTATGCTCCAATGCTAAATATCTTAAGGCTTCATGACCTAAAAGATATTCATTCAAATCATCTACTAGAGGTGATGAGATTTCATTTCGTTTGACTACGATATGTTGGTCACCTATAAATAGATTAACCGTTGGAGCTTTATCAGAATTGTATAGTAAGATTCCGATTTTCCTTTTGTACTGAACAAATAGTTCTGGTTTTAAAATTAATACTTGCATGTGTTTTAGGTTTTATATGTTAAGTGGTGAATTATGAGATTCCGGGTAATGTTATACTATTCCTATAGAAGAAGAGATAACTAATATATAGAGAGAGTATAAGACTGTGTACAGTGTCTATCTGTGTAGAGTTAGCTATACTCTTATTATATAGAGTGATAGTGATTGTAAGGTGTGTTAAAGTGGTTATATAGGGTGTATGAGACCTCCCATATTAATAGTAACACACAAATGAATAAAAAATAGTGTAAACTACCAGATAATAAGTAACAAAGCTCACTGATGCAGTTAATATTTAAATATTTAGTTGCTGCGTACATTAGTTGGGGAGCAGAGGAGAGGAAGTAGGAGAGCAGAGAGAAAGAAAGTAACAAATGTCAGAAAGAACATCAAAGAATTGTGAAGTAACAATGTGAAGTAACAAAAAGGGTGCTTTTACACACCCCCTATAATTAGTTGTAATAAGAAAGATACTTCAAAAAGGTTCTTACATACTCTAATATGGTATTGCCTTTTGTTTTCCTACTTTCCTTTTATTTGTTACCTATTCAGGTATTACACAATCCCTCTGCACTCAGTTGTAATAGCTTAAGTGTGTAGAAGATTTCATATTTGCAGGTAGCATAATTTTCTAAAGTTTACTGTCCGACCAGTTTAACTTTAAGCTTTCCAATACAATATACATATCTACTTATCACCCCTATTACAACTGCTTATCCTTGGGAAATAAGTTGTGGTGCATTAGTAAAAATAGTACTGTTGTTTTATCCTAACAACATTTCTGGAATGACCAAAGAAGTTGATTAACGTTGATATGAGCTTATTACCCCTTATCTATAGTTGAGGTAATATTCTAAGTATTAGTGACAATTTATTAGAATTGTCCTAATCTTTTTTGGATATCTTTATTGTTAGGTTACAGTACTATTAGTTTGTTTATTAAAAAGGAGTTTCTACAACTCCCTCATTCCAATAGCCTAATGCTAAAAACTTTTTACCATCTCTGGTTAAAGTTATGACATCAAAGCCATTAACATCTGTTGCTACTAATTCTGCAGTATCCCAATGTCTTATACCAAGAAACTTTCCAGTTAGTGTTTCTGAATCAGTATCAACTAAATGAATTAGTTGAATAGGTTCTTTTTTTAATAGGTTTATTATTTTTACCATTTCTTTCTTTATTTATTTTCTAACAACCATAACTAAAATTACAGAGTTCTGGTTAATATTTAAAAAAAAGGTGTGCTGTTACACACACCTATAATTAGTTGGATTCTGGTACCAACACCTACATAATTGAAATATATAGACCCTATGGCTTCACCAGTAATGTTATTAATAAAACATTCCCCCATAGTTGTCGTACTCTCACAAGGTTGCAACCCTTGTTTTGTTTAAATCATGCTGTTTTGCAAACATCTACACTTTTCAGTGACAGCTATAGTTAGAAGTAAATCATCTATGTTTACCACCTGCAATTGGATGAGAGTATATAATAAAGGGAGTGCTATTACACACTCCCTTGTTCTGATGTTACTCAGGGCTATCTACGTCATAGGCTTCCACCCAGAACATATTAGTTTCCTCACCAGTCTTCATGTCTATGCATGGATTCTTTGAGAATCTATAGCCAGGCATTTCTTGTCCAGGTTCTAATGCTATCATTAGTCTCTGGATAGTTGGATGATTAGCTCTCATCACCTGATTAGTTTCAGGGTCTTTAAGAGATAAATTTCCAAATACAATGTTCTGCATAGAACTTGTAGCTACTTGCTCACCAGCAAGTGTGGTCACCTTGTTGGTGATAGGATTTGACGTACATTGAATCACGGCTGAGCCTGTGTTCTGATTAATCTGTACTTTTCTGAAGAATACATTCATTATTTATAATTAATAATTATTTGATGGATACCACAAGAACGGGGGTACCCTTACCGCGTAAATTAGCTGGGGAGTTGATAGCAAGATCCCCCACCACATGCAAAACATACAATATTTCAATTACCTTTACCAGGTTAAAAATTTGGGAAAATATTTTTTTTGTGTGTCCCGTAAAGAATGAAATTTGGAAAATAATTTTTATAGGATCTTAAAATTTTGTATATTATCCCTATAGAAGCATAACACTAGATAACTACTATGGCGAAGGAAGAAAAGGATAAGGACTCTATACTTGATGATATTTATCAGAGACAGGTGGAGAAGGAGATGGTTAATATTGCATATGATAATTCATATAGGGTATTGGTTGGAGAGATTACCTTTGATTCTTTATTAAATCAGGTAACTGAGGATGAGTCGGCACTAATGGGTTTTGATCCAGATTACGGACCGTCTTTAGCTGAGTTAGAGAATATGATAGTGTGGTATGAAGAATATGAAGAATATGAAAGATGTGGGAGACTACATGAAATATTAAAAAGTAAATATCCATAAATAAAATGAAAAGTAAAAAAGCACAATATGGGGCAGCAGTTCCCATAACATCTCCAGAGATGAGACCTGATGTTGCAAATGTTAAAACCTATAGAGATTCTGCTATTAATGAATCATATATAAATAATAAAAGGATTGCAAATGACTTTTTTAATCAACAAGAGAATAAAAAAGATCAAAGACGTAACTTTGAAGATACTTCTTATGAAGTGCAGGCTGCTGCAATGCAACAGCGAAATCTAAATTCTTTATCTCCAAATATTAAATCTAATCTCACCGGAAATATAAACTTTAAAAAAGGTGGACCAACTAAAAAATCAAAAAAATGAAAAACGTATTATTACTAATTTTTGCAGCTACAATGTTGTTTAGCTGTACTAAAAAAGAAGAGGCTGTAAAGCTTCATGAGGGTTTATATGCATTTTGCGGTGCATCAGGTGCAGTACCCACAGGAAAGAAGATGATGGTTCAAGGTGTAGAGTTTGATGAAGGCTGTGCTATTTGTCCTGTATTTTCGGATACCTCTGTTTCAAATCTTGCAATGCATGGTGTAAGTCCTAGCTGGGATTCTATTATGGGTAACGGAGGTGTATTTAATGTTAGAAAAGATTTTCAATATCCGGGCACTGATGGAAGCACTATGTGGAATGGTAAATCAGTATGGTCATTGTATCATTATTTCGATACTACAACTTATATTCCCCAGTATGATCCAATTAGTGGAGAGTGGGAAATGCTACCTCCTAACAATCGCTCATTCATAGTAAACACTGATTACCCAGTATTAAGTGAAAGTAATATGTTCTGTATGCCTTGTCAGATTGTTGACACCACGGAGACTGGTATTATTTTAGCTAAGTGTTATGGACCACTTAATGAAGCAGCTGTCCCGTTACGTAAAGCTATTCCAGTAACATCAGGTATGAAATCTATAACTGCTGCATTACCAGGTAAGCCTTATCCTGTAGGCACACCTGTTCCACTTATGAAATTAGGTAAGGGATCAAAAAATAAATAATGGCCACAAAGAAAGATAGTAGATTAGCAAGAGCGGGGGTATCTGGGTTTAATAAACCTAAGAGAACCCCTTCTCATCCTAAAAAATCTCATGTAGTAGTTGCTAAGTCAGGTGATCAAGTTAAAACAATTCGTTTTGGTCAACAGGGTGTTAGTGGTGCGGGAGCTAATCCTAGCACACCTGCAGAAAAAGCTAGACAGAAGTCATTCAAAGCAAGACATGGTAAGAACATATCTAAAGGTAAAATGAGTGCTGCTTATTGGGCTGATAAAGTTAAATGGTAAATAAAATGACATTGATCTTTGATATCATATTAGCACTTACCCTCACTGTTTTTGCATTATACATGTTTGATGCTTTTTTATCGCACAAGAACGATGAGTAGTCGTAAACAATAAAATACAAATAAAGATTGCCATACACTTTTTTTAGTTAAACTATTTATATATATTTGTATTAAATAAGTTTAATTTAAAATAAATCAACAATGGCAAATTCACAAAACCAAAATTCTTTAGATGATAAAGAACCTGTTTTATCAAAAGAAGAATTAAATGCACGTAGAGAAGAAATCACTACTTTCTACAAAGACAACATTCCACATTTAGAGGTACAGGCAGAGTATGAAATGCTTTTAGCTACTATTGAGAAATCAAGAGCTGAACGTATGCAGGCCCAAATGTTTATGGCTCAACAGTATGCAAATCAAAAAGATGGGGTAGACCCTAATTCTGAGGAAGCTATAGCTTTTAAACAAGCTATGGAAGAAGCAGCATCTAAAATAGATTAGTTATGATGAGGATGTTAAAAAAGGGGGATAAGGGTTCAGATGTTGAAACTCTTCAAAGAGCCTTGGGTCTTATACCGGATGGATCATTTGGACCATTAACTGAGAAAGCTGTTATTAGATTTCAGTTATCTAATGATTTCCCTGTTACAGGTATAGTTGATTCTCCTATATGGGCTTTATTGTTTAATAAACCAGATATAGTTTCAGAAGAAATTGATGAGGATAGTGATATTAGTGAAGGATATTTTAGAACTAACTATCATCAATTGATTCATAAATATTATTTACCTAAAGGTGAATACCTAGAAGGTCCTATTGAAAATCAATATATATTCTTACATCACACTGCAGGAAATAATAATCCTTATAAAACAGTGGATCAATGGGGTAGAGATACAAGAGGAAAAATAGCTACAGAGTTTGTATTGGGTGGAAAGAATCATAAAAATGGTGATGATGAACACGATGGAGTAATGATCCAGGCTTTTCCAGAAAAGTGCCAGGGATGGCACCTTGGAACAACTGGATCTGGAAGAATGAATAGACATTCAGTTGGTTTAGAAATATGTAATATGGGTTATCTAACAGATGATAATAAAACATATGTCGGATCACGTTGTACACCAACTGAAATAACAACATTAGAAAAACCATTTAGAGGTCATTTAAAATGGCACAGTTATACTGAAGAACAAATCAAAGCTACAGAACAATGGATTAGATATGTTGGAGAAAGGGATCAAATAGATATTAGAAAAGGATTACAAGAGTTTATAAAAAAACATGGAGCTCAAGAAGCATTTGGTTTTCAAGAAGATGCTTATTATGGAAAAGTAAAAGGATTATTAACACATACCAATGTAAGGAGGGATAAATCTGACTGTTATCCTCATCCTGATTTAGTTGATATGATAATGAGTTTATAAGATGGCAATAGTAACCAACGTAGATTTAAAATTAAAGGTAGACATTGATGATTCAATAAAGTATCAAATAGTTACTTATTGTTTCTTTAATAAACTTTTAATAAGCAATACTGATTTAGATTTTTTATCTGAACTTTCTAAAAATCCAAAAATGGAAATATCTAAATTTTGTAATTTATTAACTGAAAAGTCAATATTTAAAAGTCCTCAATCAGCAAGAAATGCAATTTCAAAAGCAGAGAAAAAAAGTCTGCTTGTTAAAAGTGGAACAAATAAAAAAGTTATTAGTATTAATAAAAATATTAATGTTCAGACAAGCGGGTTAGTATTACTTAATTATAAAATTCTGGGTAATGAATCCAAAGAAGCATAGTGAATTTAAAAAAGGAATAGCAGAAGAGGTTGGAGTACATTCTCAATTAGTTGATGATTTTGTAACTTTTTATTATAGTAAGCTTAGAAAAAAATTGTCAACATTAGACTTTCCAAGAATTTATGTAGATGGATTAGGTACATTTATTCTTAGAAAAAATAAGTTAGAGACATCAATTAAAAGACACAAAAGCATGTTAGGTAATATTGCCAAACGTACTTATAATGGTTATGCTAAAAGTGAAAACATCACTTCTAATATTTTAGAAATGGAACTTGCTTTAAAACAATTAGAAAAGGATATACTAAAGAAAAAAGAATTTAAAGCAAAATAAGTTTTACAACATGAAAGAAAAATGGAAAACATATTTAAAAGTATTTAAAAATGCCGATCTAATACTAGAAGGTATTAAAAATAATATATTTAAAAAAGAACATGTTGAAGCTGTTGCAACAGATAGATTTCAAATATGTATAAATTGTTCTTTGTTTGATGCAAAAGGAACTGATTGTTTGGCTCCTGGTACTCAACCTTGTTGTTCTGATTGTGGTTGTAGTTTAGCATTTAAAGTGAGATCATTATCTTCTGAATGTCCAAAAGGATATTGGTTTGCATTAACAACAGAAGAACAAGAAGAAAAAATAAACCAACAAATTAAATAATAAAATTATGAGCGATTTACTTGAACCAATTACCGTATCTGATATTGTAAAAGATTTATTAGAATATAAATTGATTACATTTGAAGCAGCAACAATACTATTAAATGCAGAGGCACAAGCTAATGCATTTAATAAGAAAACAATATTACCTCCTGATTGGGTACCTAAAATTAAACAAGAAAATATTATTACATGGACAATTGATCCAAATAATCCTGATGTACCATATTGGTACACCACAAGAACATAATATTATGGCTATTATATTTAAAGAAGAGGGACATACATATGAAAGTGTAGACAATGACAATATAGAGTGGTTAAGTGTAACCTCTTTTATAGGAATGTTTAAACCCAAATTTGATGCAAAAGGTCAAGCTAAAAAATCAGCTAAAAACAAAAGATCAAAGTGGTATGGGATGTCTGAAAGAGAGATACTAGATGCATGGGATAATGAAACAAAACGAGCTATAAAGTTGGGTAACTTTTATCATAATCAGAGAGAGACTGATATGTTAGACTTTAATACTATTGAGCGTGATGGAACAGAGATACCTATTGTAAAACCTTTAACAAACGATGATGGTATTAAATTAGCTCCTGAACAAAAATTAGATGACGGTATATATCCTGAACATTTAGTATATTTGAAATCTGCAGGAATTTGTGGACAAGCTGACTTAGTAGAAATTGTGAATGGTTACATTAATATTTATGATTATAAAACCAATAAAGAAATTAAAGAAAAAGGATTTACTAGTTGGGAGGGAATAACAAATAAAATGTTTAAACCTGTAAACAACTTGGACGATTGTAATTTAAATCATTATAACTTACAACTAAGCATTTATGCGTATATTATTAAAAAGCACAACCCAAAATTAAAAATAGGCAAGTTGGTAATACAACATGTTAAGTTTATTAAAGTGGGTGAGGATGATAACGGATATCCAATAACCAAAGTGGAAAATGGAGAACCTATTTTGGATGAAGTAAAAATGTATGAATTACCATATTTAAAAAATGAAGTTGATTCATTAATGATATGGTTAAAAGATAATAGATAATTATGGCAACAAATGTTACATTAACTACGGTTACAATACTAACCGATAATCCGGGTGGAGAACAGTATTGGAATAGTAATACTGCTACTCCATTTTATATTACTCAGTCACAAATTGTAGGTGTATCTGCTTATTACTCTACTATAAATAAGAACTTTTTACCTGGTGTAGTAAGAGTTTTATTAAGCAGTGGACTTGAATTAATAGTCACTGATAGTTATTCTATTATACAGGGATATATGAATACTAACCCATAAAATATAATATATGTTAATTAGATTATTTGATATACAAAACTCCAAAGTTGTTCCAACTGAACATTGTTATGCTTTACCTTTTTTAAATGTTATTATGGAAGAATATCCTAATAGCTATTTGCAAGTATATCAATACATTTTTTATATGTCTTGTCCAAATCCAGATATGAATCCTTTTTTTAATTTACCTGAGCATGAAAAAGAAGATATTATAATTGAAGAAATTAAATTAGAAGAATCACCAGAAGATGGGAAAATAAGATATGCATTAGATATGTGTAAAAAACTTTATGAAACCCCTACATATAGAGCTTATGTTGGTATTAAATCTATGCTTGATAGATTGGCCAAGTATATGGAAGTTACTGCAATAGAACATGGAAGAGATGGTAACATAAATTCTATGGTAAATGCAGCAGCTAAGTTTGAACAAATAAGACATTCATATAAAGGGGCTTTTACTGATATGAAACAAGAACAAGAAAGTTCGGTTAGAGGTGGTGCAGGATTAGCTTATGACCAAATATAATGAAGGATAAAGAAATTATATGGCATTTTTGTTATTGGGATGAGCCCTGTACAACAAAAAACCAAACCGATAATACAGCATTAATAACAAATAAACAAACCAAAGAAGATGGCACAACAAATTATACCAGTAGGGAAGAAGATTCTGATAAAACAAAAGGCAGCTGAAAAGTTTTTCAAAAACACTAATATTATTATTCCTGATGGATCTCAAGAAAGAGAGAATGTAGGAACAGTGGTAGGAATAGGAGCAAGTGTATTAGAAATAAAAGTAGGAGATGTGGTTCAATATTCAGACCATTGTTTACCTGTTCCCATGAAACATAATGATCAAGAACATTTACTTATTCAAGAAGGTGATGTTTTTGCAATTTTAGTGAATGTATAAATCCGTTCCAACATATTATAATGGTGAGTGGATAACCACGGATTTTGAAACTAAAAAACAATTTGTTGATTATATACTAAGTATATTTAGTGAACCTGGCAAATATGGATTTAATAGTTTAGCTCAAGAATTTAATAAAGAAGCTCAAACTTTTAATACTCAAGGGTTTTACTGTAATAAACCTTTTAGATCTAAAGACTTTACTACATATTGGGAAGATCAAAAAAATAAATGTAGAGAAGGTGTTATATATAAAGATGATAATAAGTCTTGGTATTTAAGTAGAGATTATTATATGTGGTTAAACTTTTTACCAATCTTTGATAAAGAAGAAAAAAAGTATGGCTTTGCTAAAGTAAGAGATGCCCAATATCATATGGCTCTTTATGAATTATTAGCTGAGTTAAATAATAAACATTCTGCAATACTTAAAAAACGTCAGATTGCATCTTCATATTTTCATATGGGTAAACTTATAAATACCTATTGGTTTGAAGAAGGTAGTATTTGTAAAATTGGTGCATCATTAAAAGATTTTATTAATGATAAAGGATCTTGGAAGTTTTTAGATGAATATAAAATTTTTCTTAATGAACACACTGCATGGTATAGACCAAGCAATCCAGAAAAGGTCCTTTTATGGCAACAACAAATTGAAGTAAGAATAGGCAATAGAAAAACTGCTAGAGGACTTAAATCTAAAATACAAGGTGGTTCATTTGAAAAAAATGCCACAACTGGAGTAGGTGGACCTTGTACATATTTCTTTCATGAGGAAGCAGGCATTGCTCCTAAGATGTCTGAAACATATGAATATTTACGTCCTGCTATGTCTTCTGGTATGATGACTACAGGTATGTTTATAGCAGCAGGATCAGTGGGAGATTTAGAACAATGTAATCCTTTAAAAGATATGATTACAAATCCTGTGGCAAATGACATATATGCTGTAGAAACTGATTTAATAGATGCTGATGGTACTATTGGTATGGCAGGGTTATTTATTCCTGAACAGTGGTCTATGCCCCCTTATATTGATGATTACGGCAATTCTTTAGTTGAAGATGCTGTTAGTGCAATCATTATAGAAAGAGATAGATGGAAAAATGAATTAAACAGTGAACAATTCCAATTAAGAATATCCCAAAAACCACTTAATATTGCTGAAGCATTTGCATATAGAAAAGCATCCGTGTTTCCTCAAGGGATACTTAGCAGACAACAAAAAAGAATTGAGGAAAAAGAATATCCTTATGAACTCATTGAATTAGATAGAGATGAAAAAGGAATCTTTGCTAAGAGAACAAATAAATTACCAATCACTAGATTTCCTGTAGATAAAAAACAAACAGATAAAACAGGTACTATTGTTGTTTGGGAAAGACCTGTAAAAAGTCCAGGGTTTGGGGCATATTATGCATCTATTGATCCTGTGTCAGAAGGAAAGACAACTACATCAGATTCTTTATGTAGCATATTTGTTTATAAGAATGCTACTGAAGTAACTAGAACTACTGTATCTGGAGATATTGAACAGTTTTTAGAAAAAGATAAAATTGTTGCTGCTTGGTGTGGAAGGTTTGATGATATTAATAAAACACACGAAAGACTTGAACTAATTATTGAATGGTATAATGCTTGGACTATTGTAGAGAATAACATATCTCTTTTTATCCAGCATATGATTGCTAGAAAAAAACAAAGATATTTAGTACCTAAACAACAAATTTTATTTCTTAAAGATCTTGGTGCTAATAGAACAGTATATCAAGAATATGGATGGAAGAATACCGGTATACTATTTAAAAGTCATTTAATTTCTTATGCTATTGAATTTCTAAGAGAAGTAATAAATGAAGAAACAGATATAAACGGTGTTGTAATAAATCAAACATTAGGAGTAGAAAGAATACCTGATCCAATGCTTATTAAAGAAATGCTAGCATATTACCCAGGTCTTAACGTAGATAGACTGGTGGCATTTGGGGCACTAATAGCTTTTGTTAAAATACAACAATCCAATAGAGGTTATTCTAAAAGGCAAGAATCTGAAGAAAATTCTTTGGTAAAGTCAGATAATTTCAGTAAATTAAAGTATAGTCCGTTTAAAAATATTGGACAAAATAGATCAAGAAATAGTGATAGACCAACTAGGTCTGGGTTTAAAAATTATAAATAGACTAATTAAAAATATTTAGGATGAAAGTATTAAATGCAATGCAGTTAAAAAATGGAGCTAAGGCTGAAGGAGGCCCTACGTTTTCTAGTTTAACTCAACCTATACAGTTTTTACCAGCTTCAGAAAAAAATGATGATTGGGCAGCATGGAATTTAGATTGGCTTGAACTTCAAGGTGTAGAATTTTTGCGTATTAATGCTAGAAGACTTTTAAAGAATTATAAATTAGCAAAAGGTATTATTGATAAAACAGATTACATAGTAGAGCCGGATAATGATTATAAAGATATGATGGATGTTTTAACTAAAGAGAATGACTCTGCGTTAGAACTTAAATTTTATCCAATTGTTCCAAATGTAATAAATGTTTTAAGTGGAGAATTTTCTAAAAGATATAATAAGGTTCAGTTCAGAGCTGTTGATGACAAATCATATAATGAAATGTTGGAGCAGAAAAGAATGCAAATTGAAGAATCTTTATTAGCTGATGCTGAAACGCAGCTTATACAATCAATGATTGAAATGGGCATGGACCCACAATCTGAAGAAGCCCAACAAAAATTATCACCAGAAGGATTAAAATCTCTTCCAGAGATAGAAGATTTTTTTAGTAAGTCTTATAGAAGCATGGTGGAAGAATGGGCATCGCATCAACATAATATTGATGACGAAAGATTCAGAATGCAAGAACTAGAAGAAAGAGCATTTAGAGATATGCTTATTTCAGATAGAGAGTTTTGGCATTTCCGTATGCTAGAAGATGATTATGATGTAGAGTTATGGAATCCTGTTCTTACATTTTATCAAAAATCTCCAGATCAAAGATATATTGCTGATTCTAATTATGTAGGTAAGATTGATTTAATGACTGTCTCAGATGTAGTAGATAGATATGGTTATTTGATGAATGAGAAACAATTATCTTCTTTACAGAGAATATATCCTGCACGTTCTGCACAATATCAAGTTAATGGTTATCAAAATGATGGTTCTTATTATGATGCTACTAGGTCTCATGAATGGAATACCAATATGCCTGGATTAGCTTACAGACAATATGCAAGTAATTATATGGCTGATCCTGCACGTGGTGGTGATATTGTTACTCAAATACTTTCTCAAGGTGAAGACTTAGAAGGATTTGGAGATAGTAATTTAATGAGAGTGTCTACAATCTACTGGAAGACTCAAAGAAAAATAGGTCACTTAACCAAAATTGAATTTGATGGTGAAGTTATTCAAGAAATTATTGATGAAACATATAAAGTAACTCAGAAACCTGTTTATGATACATCTATCTTTAAAAATAAAAGTAAAGAAACTTTATTACAAGGAGAGCATGTAGATTGGATTTGGATTAATGAAGTTTGGGGTGGTGTCAAGGTTGGACCAAATGTACCTGCCATGTGGAGAACCACAATGGATGATAATGTAAATCCTATATATTTAGGTATTAACAGAACTAAACCAGGTAGGTTACCCTTTCAATTTAAAGGTAATAACTCACTTTATGGGTGTAAACTTCCTGTAGAAGGTAGAGTATTTTCTGATAGAAATACAAGATCTACTTCTTTAGTAGATTTAATGAAAGCCTATCAAGTTGGTTATAACATGGTTAATAATCAAATTGCAGATATTCTAATTGATGAATTAGGAACTGTTATTATGTTTGATCAAAATGCTTTACCGCGTCATTCTATGGGAGAAGACTGGGGAAAAAATAATTATGCTAAAGCATGGGTAGCAATGAAAGATTTTCAGATGCTTCCTTTAGATACATCTATTACTAATACTGAAAATGCCACTAATTTCAATCACTATCAAACTCTAAATATGGAGCAAACTAATAGGTTGATGTCTAGAATTCAATTGGCTAATTATTTTAAACAACAATGTTTTGATGCAATAGGAATTAATCCACAAAGATTAGGTGGAGCAGTATCAGCAGAAACTGCAACAGGAGTTGTTAATGCAATGCAACAATCATATGCACAAACAGAAATTTACTTTGTGCAACACTCAGATCATTTGATGCCTAGAGTTCATCAGATGAGAACTGACCTAGCACAATATTATAATAGTACAAATCCAAGTGTTAGATTGTCTTACATCACCACAGAGGCTCAGAAGGTTAATTTTACTATAAATGGTACTGATCTATTACTTAGAGATTTTAATGTATTTGCGACCACTAAAACTAACCATAGACAAGTTCTTGAGCAATTAAAGCAGATGGCTTTAACTAATAATACAACAGGAGCATCAATTTATGAATTAGGTAATATTGTTAAAGCAAGTTCTATTGCAGAAGTAACTGATATCTTAAAAGATTCAGAAACAAGATTAGAGCAAGAAAGAGCTCAACAAATGCAGCAAGAACGTCAAATGCAAGAACAACAACTTCAAGCTAAAGCTCAAGAAGAACAAATGAAGTTACAAGTTGAGATTCAGGAAAATGATAAGGATAGACAAAATAACTTAACTATTGCTGAAATCAGAGCTGCTGGGTATGGTTCTATGGCTGATATAAATCAAAATCAAGTATCTGATTATCAAGATGCTATGAAAGATATTAGAGAAACCACTAGATACCAAGAACAG